CTCCAAGCTCCCCCATCTCGACCAATCTTGCTCTTATCTCATAAATATAATTATATTTATTAACCGTAACGCCCAAAAATTCTGTTTTTTCATTTTTAATATTATTGATTATATTAATTGCATTTGGCATTTTGTTTCTCCCTGTTGGTGATTAACTGTTTATGACTATATTAGCATTTAGATGACAGTTGTCAAGATAAAAATGCAATTATTTTCAAAATAAATAAAAAAAGTTTTTATTACTATTTTAAAAAAAGACTTGAATTTTAAAAATTAATATGCCATAATTAATCCAAACAATAACTTTGGAGGAATATTATGGCGAAACTATCAGGAGCATCCCTAAGGCTTGGACTTTTACGGGATAATGGAATAACACAAACAGATATTGTTAAGAATACGGGGTTAAATGGGGCGGTGGTAAGTCTGGAAATTGCCGGTAGAGGGGGGAGAATATCAAAGTACAGGGATATAATATATGATTATTATATTGATATTGCAGATGATCCGGTTGATGTTGGCGTTTTTTGGCGGAAATAATTTTTGTTAATCTGGTATATTAGATAAGGTTTATGATGGAATATAAAGATTATTTATTTGAAAAAGCGCAATTAGGCGAAAACAACGGGTTTGAAAATCTATTTATGCCTGACTTTCTTTTCGACTTTCAAAAAGATTTATTAGCATGGTCCTTAAAAAAGGGCCGTTCTGCCATCTTTGCTGATTGTGGGCTTGGCAAAAGTCCTATTGAGCTTGTATGGGCTGAAAATATAGTAAGAAAAACAAACGGTAATGTTCTGCTAATAACTCCGCTTGCCGTAAGTATCCAGATGATTAAAGAAGCTGAAAAGTTTAATGTTGAAGCAAAAAGATCAAAGACCGGAAGGCCTGATGGAAAAATCACTATCACCAATTATGAACAATTACATAATTTTGATTATAATGATTTTGAAGGTGTGATTTGTGACGAGTCAAGTATATTAAAAAACTTTGACGGTAAAATAAAGAACATGATTAATATTTTTATGCGAAAAATAAAGTATCGTTTACTTGCCACCGCGACACCTTCCCCTAATGATTTTGTAGAGCTTGGTACTAGTTCTGAAGCATTGGGATATTTGGGTTATATGGACATGCTTGGAAAGTTTTTCAAAAATGATCAAAATAATTGTGCAACTAATAGACGTGGGCGTTTTGTAGAAGCCACAAAATGGAGACTTAAAGGTCATGCCGACAAGTCTTTTTGGAAATGGATAACAGGTTGGTCAAGATCAATACGGTATCCATCTGATTTAGGATTTGAGGATAACGGTTTTATCCTGCCAGAACTAACAGAAAATCATATTAACTTAAAGGTTAAGGGCCGCAACAATGGGATGTTGTTTTCTTTCCCGGCTGTTGGACTAAAAGAGCAAAGAGAAGAACGCTCTGCAACGGTAGATGATAGGTGTAATAAAGCCGCTGAACTTGTTAATAATTCAAAAGACTTCTCTGTGGTGTGGTGTAATCTTAATCGCGAAGGTGATCTTTTAGAAAAGATTATACCGGATTCAATACAGGTTAGTGGTAAAGATAATGATGATAAAAAAGAAGAAAAGTTAATAGCTTTTTCAGATGGAAAAGTCAGGGTTTTAATAATAAAACCAAAGATCGGGGCTTTTGGTTTAAACTGGCAACATTGTAATCATATGACATACTTTCCTTCTCACAGCTATGAACAATATTATCAATGTATAAGGCGTTGTTATAGGTTCGGACAAAAAAGAAAAGTTAATGTTGATCTTGTTTATACACAGGGTGATGAAAACATAATATCTAATCTTGAAAGGAAAAAAACACAGGCAGAAGAAATGATGGATAAACTTGTTATAGAAATGAAAAACTCTTTAGACATTAGAAATATTCAAAACTTTGACAATAGAATTGAGGTCCCAGAATGGTTATAGATCAAATAATAAAAGACAACTACGCTTTGTATCACGGTGACTGTATAGAAGTGATGCAAGATATGAAGGATAATTTAATTGACCTTTCTGTTTATAGCCCTCCTTTTGGCGGGTTATATCATTACAGTAGCAGCGAAAGGGATCTTTCAAACGCTGACAATTATGATGACTTTTTTAAACACTATGGTTATGTAGTAAAAGAATTAAATAGAATTACCAAAAATGGCCGGTGTTCCGCTGTTCATTGTATGGACGTTCCTTCTGGTAATTCAGGGTCGGACTGTTTAAGAGACTTTCCTGGTGACATAATAAGACTTCATAAAAAAGAGGGTTTTGATTATATTGCAAGGCACTGTATATGGAAAGAGCCGCTTGCGGTAAGAAATAGAACAATGCAAAAAAACCTTGCTCACATGACATCTGTAAATGATTCAATTTATTGCGGTGTTGCTTCTGCTGATTATCTTTTAATTTTCAGAAAAAAAGGTGATAATGAAATACCCGTAGGACATCCAACGGGGTTTGATGGTTATTTTGGTGAAAGGGAAATACCTAAAGAACTGTTAAGGTATAAGGGTTATGATGGTAAGCAAACAGAAAACAGGTATAGTCATTGGATTTGGAGGCAGTATGCCAGTTCTTTTTGGGATGATATAAGAATTGATAATGTTTTAAAATTCAAAGAAGCTAGATCAGAAGACGACGAAAAGCACGTACATCCTTTACAGCTTGATGTTATTAATAGGGTGGTGGTATTAAGATCAAATCCGGGTGAGGTTGTCTTTACCCCGTTTATGGGTGTTGGTTCGGAAGTATACGGGCCACTTATTAATGGCAGAAAAGGAATAGGGGTTGAGCTTAAAAAATCATACTTTAATCAGGCCGTCAAAAATGTTGCAAACTATAAAGATGACATGAAAGTTCAGAAGGGATTATTCGACTAAATGAAAAAAATCAAACACTTCACAATTAAAGATAACATTTTTATGGCTTTTGTTCAAGTTATCGCAAATTGCTCAAATGAATATTTTGATAAATATGTTGAAAAAAAATACAACGCTGTTGTTCCTGTAATTCCAGGTGCAGAGGGTAACTTTTTAAGTTTTGAGGTAGAATCCGGGATAATGTATTTTTTATGGCTTAAGTCTTTTACAATGACCCCACACAAAATTGGTGTTCTAAATCACGAGATATTACACTGTGCATATTCAATCCTCACTAATCGTGGAATTGAAATAAATGATGAAACAGAAGAAGTCCTTACATACTATCATACTTATTTATTCACCGAAGCATTGAAAAAGCTATCAAAATGACACAACTGGAAAACCAACAGAAAATTAGAAAGGAAAGGCGAGAAAAAGGACTGTGTATTTATTGCGGACAAGATGCGATAAAAGGAAAGTCTTATTGTGTAGATCATTGGTTACAAAACATAAAATCCGCTAAAAAATCACAACTAAATAATGTTGAAAAAAGAAAAAAATATCACTCAGATAGGAGGGCAAAGTTTAAGGACGAGGGCCGATGTCCAAAATGCGGAGTTATGAAAAACCCTGAGTCAGACGGTAACAATTCGCATTGTTCTAATTGTTCAGCAGGTATTCACAAAAAATATTATAGCTAAAGGATAATTTATGAAATTAATTAAACAGAAAGTGCCGATGGATTTTAATTTATTTCTTTATGGTGATGATCACGAAGGGTCTGTTTTGCGGCATAAAGACGGATGGAATAAACTGGTTGATATGATTATGAGTCCATATTGTGACTTAAAACCTAACTGTAATTTTGCTGTTGATCACGGCGACATTATAGAAGCAATCTGTACCGATGATCCACGTTATGACTCAACAACAACAAGCCTGAACATAACAAAACAGATTAAACAGGCAATTAAAAACAGGGAAAAGTTTAAAAAACATATTGTGTGTATTCTTGACGGAAATCACCCCCGCAAATTAAGAAGCTTTGGTGATATAACAAGCGATATATGTGAAGAACTTGGTGTTCCTTTTGGCACATGGTCGGCAAAGATTACATACGAAACAAAAAAGGGCGAGTTTCTTTTCAAACATCATTGTATTCACGGCAGCCGGACAATAACATCAACCGCCGATGACATAAAAAGACGCGTTGCAAACATGGAACTGATCTTAAAAAGATTACTCAAAGATATTTGGGGAGATTGCCTTATTCATTCTATGGGTCATAGCCACAAATTATTAGTGTGTGAACCTGAACAGACTTTGTATTTAAGCGACTCAAGAGGGTCTATACATCAGAATTATACTAATAGGCGTACAGGTGCACCAAAAACAGAATATATACACCCTGACCATAGATGGTATGTCAACACCGGTGCATTTTATAAACTATTCGAAAATGGCGTTACATCATATTCAGAGGTTGCCGGATACAGCCCGATTTCTTTAGGCTTTGCGGTAGCTAGATTTCGGGATGGTGACATCCAGGGAATAGATCGGATAACAATATGAAAAGAGTTTATGTGGCCGGAAAATATAGTGCAGACAACGTTTTAGATGTTTTGAAAAATATCGGCAAGGGTGAAAAGATGTGTGCTTTGCTTTTCAGAAGAGGTTTTTCTCCCTTTTGCCCTTGGCATGATAAATCATATGTAATAGACAACCCGGATTTTGATTTTTCTGTTGAAAAGTTTCACAACCATTCTATGGCGTGGTTAGAAGTTTCAGATGCTGTGTTCCTGGTACCGGGATGGGAAGGTAGTAAGGTTGGCGTTCCTAAAGAAATTAAAAGAGCAAAAGAAATTGATATCCCGATATTTAATAATCTTAAAGACTTGCTTGCATGGGGTAATGAATAAAATATCATTCACAAGGCACATAAATAATAGTTAGTGCATTATAAAAAAGGAAAACATATGACCGGCGGCAGTACACCATCACAATACTCACTCCCCAAAGACGCAAAAGAATTGCAAGACCTAATCGAACACCGGAACATGAATTTTTCCATAGGCAATATTTTTAAAGCCTGTTACCGGTTAGGCACTAAAAATAAACCTGAATATGAACTGAACAAAATTATTTGGTTTGCTAATCGTGAATTAAAAAGAATTTCTTGGCATAATGAATAAAAGGACTATAATTGTATTTATATTTAACATTCCGTCACGGGGAACTAGAAATGAAATTAATAATAGGTAGATTTAACAAAAGCTTTTTGGCATACCGTGACTGTGCTGATTAGCTTTTGTTTTATCTGCCTTTTTTATTGGAGGTAATATGTCAAGCTATAAAGTAGATGTATGTGATTTATGCAAGACAGAGATAAAAAGTAATCAAAAAAGTGATATAGTTAAGGTTGCAAATAGTACTCCTTCAAGAAAAGGTAAAAAAGGTCTTTGGGATGTTGTTGTATATGAGACAGATAACATCATTAAGAATATTGAAATAGATTTTTCAGAATTAGGAGTAGATGGTTTTAAATTTGAAATATGTATAAGGTGTGCAAATAAATTGTCATTGGCAATTTTTAGTGCTGTTAAAGAATTAAAAAAAACTGAGGTTGAGTAATGGCTTTACGAGATCAACCATATATACCATTAATGGTTAAAGACTGGCTTACAGATGAAAAGTTAAAAGAATGTTCTGCATCTTCTTTGGGTGTTTATGTCTATATTATGTGTGCTATGCATAAGTCTAGGGAATATGGTACTATTTTGCTAAAGCAAAAGAACAAGCAAACAAGCGACCAAATAGAAAATTTTGCTTTAAAAATACAAAAACACATGCACTTTTCTTTACAGATTATTTATGATGCATTAACAGAATTAATTGATGAAGATGTTGTTCAGCTAGATGTTAAAAATAATAAAATAACACAAAAGAGAATGATTAAAGATAATAATCTGTCAATAATCAGGTCAGAAGCAGGATCAAAGGGCGGTAAAAAGACACAATTTGCTAAAGCAAAAAGGGTAGCAAACACTGTAACTGCAAATACAAGTGTAAATGCTACTGTAAATAAAGCTGTAATTAAAGTTAAACCTTTAAAGATTAAATATGCTGAAAAAGTATATCTCACAGAAAAAGAATATCATAAAATAAAAGATAAATATTTTAATGGTAGCAAAGAATTGATGGATAAAGCCATTGAAACTTTAGATGCCTATAAAGAGTCAAAGGGTAAAATATATGCATCTGATGCCGGAGCTATAAGATCATGGGTGGTTGATAAATTAAATGAAAAATCAAAAACAAAACAATCAAAACAAGAAACAATAACCGAAAAAAATCTTGCTAATGCACAAAAAGTTATGGAGAGGATGGGTATAGAATGACAGATAAGAAGGAAATATTAAAAAGGCTTAATCTGTTAGCAGAGTATTTCAAAGAGGAACTATCAGACAACACACAACAGCTTTATATGATGGCACTTGACAGATATGAGGACGAACAGATATTTATGGCATTTGAGAAGCTAATGTTTGAGAAGTATTTCCCGCGCCTTCATGTTTTTAAAGAATTAATTGAGGGTAGTAAAGAAGACAACGCTTTGGAAGTTTGGCAATATGTCTTAAAACAGATCAGCAGTAAAGGTATCCGTAACTGTAAATTCGACACAGCCACCACCAACGCAATCAGATCAGTAGGTGGCATAGAAGCAATCGGACTACTTGACCGCGATAAGTTGACTTTTAAACAGAAGGATTTTTGCCGGGCTTATGAAGTCACAGAAAAAAGAGAAGAACGGAAAGAGATAGGAAGCCAGAGACTTAAAGAATTAACCGATAATTTAGTTAAAAAGATAGGTGTGTGATGGGAATTTCAGAGCAAACATTTAGTGACCTTTTTATCAGAATGAAGCACCTAACCGGATTAAACGCAAAAGACTCTTCTTTTAGATTCTTTTACGAAGAGTTCGAAAAGGAAACTTCAGAAGTTATGGAAAAGGCTTTTGAATGTATGATAATGAATCCGCCGCCAAAGATAAACCGTGAACATATCGCAAGCGCCGTAACAGAAGCGAAAAAGAAATTGAACTTTGACGGCAAGCCTGTTTGGAACGGGATTGAGTGTGAAGACTGTATTGCAGGACTTGTCCATACTAAGCAAAGCAACGGTAATAATTACACATGGAGATGTGGTAATTGCAGAAGTCGGATTGAGCATTATCCTTTTTACACACCTGATAATGTAGATGAACTTGAGCGGAGATTGTCAAAGAAAGTTGAAAAGCCTGATTTTTTCGATGGATTAGAACAAAAACCCGAACCAGTCGAAGCCGGTCCTGTAATTTTAAATGTTGCAAAAAACCTGGAACAAGAAAATAGAAAAGATTTGGTATGAAAATATTAGTAGCATGTGAGGAAAGCCAAATTGTTTGTAAAGCTTTTAGGGCAAAAGGTCACGAAGCTTTTAGTTGTGACATAATTGATTGCTCTGGCGGGCATCCTGAATGGCATATAAAAGATGATGTTTTGAAACATGTTGATGATGGGTGGGACATGATGATAGCTTTTCCACCATGCACATACATATCAAATGCAGGGGCTAGGTTTTTATATCCAAAAGGCATTCTTGACAATGGACGGCTTGAACTTGGTAAAACAGGAAAGAAATTGTTTATGAAGCTTATTAATGCAAACATACCGAAAATATGTATAGAAAATCCAATTCACTCAAAAATATTTAATATACCTAAGCATACGCAACAAATACAACCATATGAATTCGGACATCCGCAAAACAAGGAGATTAAAGTGGATGTATATGAAGCACTAGCAAAAGCAAAGTATGGTGAAAGATGTTGTAGAACTGCAGATTTGGGGAAGACGTGTGAAGAAGAGTATA